GGGTTGGACTACCTCCAACTTGTCGGGCGTGACACCGGGGCGCGGTTCGGCAACCGAACGGAGGAGGTGGGCGCGGTGGCCCATGCTCTCCAGGCGAGCGCCAAGGGGTCGGGAGTGGCCATCCTTGCGGCGGCACAGGTCAACAGGGGGGTACAGACCCGCAAGGACAAGCGGCCGGTGCTCTCGGACCTGCGGGAGTCGGGAGACATAGAAGCCGTGGCAGACGTGGTGCTGATGCCATGGCGAGCGGACTACGAAGGCGAGGGGTGCGAAGGGCAGGCGGAGATTCTGGTACGGAAGTCGCGGCACGGTGAGACGGGAGACGTTGTGGCCGCGTGGGAAGGCAGGTATCAGGAGATGGTGGAGGTTGAATGTACACACCCCTGATCCTCTCCCTCTCCCGCACCTCCGACCGCTACCGGGCTGTCATCCAGCGGGGGGAGGAGCAGGTGGTGGTGGAGTGGGGTGGGACTCCATGGAGGGGGCCCGTGGTGGGGATGATGGGTGGGCGGGAAGTTGGGTTGACGGATGATGAGGTGATGGGGCTGGTGGAGGGGGAAGGGAGGACGGGATGAGCGAACACCTCGACAGGCTGACGCCCACGTATCGGGCCGCAATCGTCCGCCTTCCACCGCAGCAGAGGCAGGTACTCGACGCGGTGGCCAGGGTGCCAGGTGGGGCGCGACGTGCGGAGATACGGGAGCGAACCAGGATTGCACCTTCCGTTCTGTCGTCGCAACTGCGGCGACTGGAGGAAGCGGGGTGGGTGCTCGTGATGGGGGATCGGGTGGTACTCCAGGATCCGGACCTGGGGAGGTGGTGGTGGTGGAGGTATGGGGAAGGAAGGGTGGCATGAGGACGGATCCCGAAACGAGGCGGCTGGCGTTGGAGGCGTTGGGGGAGTCTCCGGGGCTCCTGGAGTACGGCCGGGTCTCGAAGCGGATGGGGGTTCCGGAGACGACCTTGCGAACCTGGATGCACCGGCACAGGAAGGCCACGGGGCAACTCGAAACGAGGGTCGCAACGAAGGTTGAAACGAAGTCCCCAACGCGGGCGAAACGGGGGAATACTGACACGGGAGGGGAAAAACAGTCAGGGGTTAGAGGCATGGAAAGGCAAGAAGTCGCCGTTTCAACGGTTGACCCGCGGGTGACTCCGAGGCAGGCGGAAGCAGCCGGGATGCTCGTTGCCGGGAAGCGGTGGCGGGATGTCCAGGAGGCGATGGGGATGTCCTCCGGCACGCTGACCATGTGGCACCGGGAACCAGGCTTCTCCTCCTACCTCCGAGAGCTCCGGGAGCTGAACACCCTCGCCGTGCAGACCGCCATGGCAGCAATCGGCCCGGCGGCGGTGGAGGCCGTGCGGGAGACGGTGGACGGGGGCAGCGACATTCCGCCCGCGACCCGCCTTACCGCCGCCTTCGGGACGCTGGACCGGATGGGCGTCGGGCCGAAGTCCTCCATTTCCATGGAGGTCTCGACTCCCCCGCCGCCGCCCATCGACCTGACGACTCCGGAGGGGGAGGAGGCCATTGTGCAAGCCGCGGCACAACTCCCGCCCGACCTCCTCCGGCGGGCGCTGGAACGGGCAAGCGGGCGGAAGCTGCGGTTGGACCCTTGGGTGGTGGAAGTGGAGGTGGACAATGAGTGAGCGACCGAAAGTCATTTGGCGCATGCGGCGCCTTTCCGAGCTTCACGAGGATCCCGAGAACGTGCGCCTTCATCCGCCGCGCAACAGGCAGGCGGTGAAGGACAGCCTGGCTGTGGAGGATATCGAGGTGGGGGAGTTGGAGGAGGAAGGATCCGGAGGCGCATGGATGCCACCGCAAGACGAGTCCCAAAACCGCCGCGCCCCCACCGTAACGCTCACGGTCCGTGTCCCGGAAGCCAATGTCATCGAGCGCGCCTTGTCCGCTGCCATGACAACGGGCGCCCCGACCCGTGGCGATGCCTTGGCGATGGTCTGCCGAGAGTGGATGGACCATGACAAAACATAGGCAGTCGTTCAACGGTTCCGGCATCGCGAAGCAGCGCCTTCGTCAACAGGAGACCCGCGACCTTCCACGGACCGTTCTGGTTTTGGAGGGCTTCGCGGGGGCCGGTGAGTTGTACCGTACCTGCTGGTCAGGGTGGCGCGGGTACTGCCTGGATGAGCGTGACGACGTAATCCGCCGCGCGGCCATCGAGCGACCGGACTGGGGATGCTACCAGGGGGACACCGAGCGGGCGTTGCGGTTCGGGTTCATGGCGCACGTCCCGTTCGGGGTGGTGGACCTGGACTGCTTCGGGAGCCCGTGGCGGTTCCTGGTCGCGTGGCTCGAATCCGACCGGGAGCGAGCGGAGACAACCCGACTGTTCCTGACGGATGGCCATATGGCCAAGGTAGGAATATGCGCCACAGAAAAGACGCTTTTCCCTGGCCTTACCGGAGACAACATGCGCGGCATGTCACATGAGGAGTACCTCCAGACGGTTGACATGAGGCTTGCAGAGTGGGGCGAAAAAGCAGGACTATCCTTGATAAGACACCGAACCATCAAGGACAAGAACATGCGCCTTCACTACCTCACCGCGAAGAGGTCACCTTGACCGGCCGCCCACGCTTCCCCCTCGCTGGCGTCGGTCTTGAGTTCCATCCCAACCACGGCCTTGATAGACTCCTTCCACCGAACGACGGGGTTTCCGCCCAACCGGGCATGGAGCGACCGGATCCGGTCATCCGACTGGGACGCCTGGATGCTGGCGACCATGGCCCGGTGCGCGTCATCCCATCGCCCGTTGTGCTTCATGGTGCCCTGGGCCCGGTTCAGCTTGCCGATCCAGACCTCCTCGACTCCGGCGGCTTGGAGGACTTCAACGATGGCAACCACCCGATCCTCGTTGACCTCAAGCAGGGGCTCCATGGACACGGACACTCGCCAGCCACGGGAGACGGCCAGGATGATACAGGCCATCCGTTCGGAGAACGTGGGCGCTCCGGGCTCAAGGAAGCCGAGGACTTCATCCCTGGACGTTCCGACGGTGAACCGGAAGAGCACCTTGGACCGGTACGCGGCGAGTTCCGATGTGATCCGGTCGATGACCTGGATGTGGGGCTTCGAGACGACCAACACCTGATTCCCTGCTTCCAGCAACCGGCGGAGATGGGGCACCGTGACGCCCATGTTTTCCGGAGTGAGATCGTGCGTGGTGGGGAACATGATGGTGCCCGACTTCCGGCCCACCTTTCCGGCGACCGCAGCGGAGCGTACCTGCTCACAGGCCCACCCACCTTCAGGCACCCGGGCGAACCTGGCGGCCATGGCATGCGCGTAGCAGTACGCGCAATCGTGGGAGCATCCATTGATGATGTTCTCCGAGTGGGCGGCCCATTCGCGGGTTCCGGACACGGGGCGAGGGGAGGCGGGGGAAGGGTTCCGGTTCATGGTGTCTCCGTGGTGAGGGGCTATAGAGAGTGTAGCCCGTGGCAAGATGGTACGCAAGAAAAAAGGCCCATAGAACCACCTATCCGAGCGTTTCCAGTGAGGTGAAAGCATGACCAGAAATGACATCATCTCCACCCTTCGCGCCGACAACCCCAAAGCCCGTGCCGACCTGCTGGCCATCTATGCGGATGCCTTCATCGAGTACCTGACTGCCCAGCAAAACATCGCCAAGAACGGATCCATCGTCTTCCACCCGCAGACCGGGAGCCCGATGGAAAACCCGTTCCTGGCGGTCCGTGACCGGGCATCGAAGAAGCTCCAGGGCATCCGGCTCCGCGTCCCGGAGTCCCTCTGGCTTACGGCTTCCAGGTCTTGACGGCGGCCAACATGGGGAGGTCATGGGGCACCCCGACGGTTCCGATGGCCCTCACGTAGTCTTGAGCCTTGGCATGCCCACCCAGGACGGGCAGTCCCTCTTCGATGCGCCGTACCAGCTCGAAGTCGGGACCGCCTTCCGTGATGTCGAACTGCTCGTACCGTGGGTTCCTGGTCAGGTTCATGGACCCGCGAAGTAGCACGCGCAACCCGGCTCCCTCGACAGTCGCGATCTTCGCGTGGTTCTCCAACCACCGGACGGACGAAGGCCCGAACCTCGCTGACCACCGTTCGATGGTTTCCATCCCCCCGCGTTCCTTCTTGCTTCGCAAAACCGCCGGGTCGATGACGAGTAGCCCGGCGGTGACTTTGCGTGTTTCAAGCTGATACATGAGCGTTTCAACGTCGGCCCGCGATACCGTCCATGTCCAGACCGACACACGGGAAGGCCCTACCCGGTCCATGACGTGTATCAGGGCATCGACCATGGAGAACTGCCCCCGCGTAATCGCGAAAAGCGACATTCCCGGCTGTATCGGTCCAATACACTCCGCCGCCGTCCGGAACGATTCGACGGCCTTCGTGCGCCGGGTGGAGGCGGTGGAGGACTCGTTACGCATGGTGGCCCCTATCTGGTAGCCCCACTATAGCCCGTGTGGTATGCTGGTGGTGGAGGTTCACCCGATGCCCATCCCCGACGGCCCCGCGCTTCCGACATGGTGGTGCACCGGCCCGGATGGCAAGCTCTTTCGGACCCATGAACCGCCGCCTGAACCTGAACCGATGCCGGATATCCCGGTGCGTCAGTGTCGATGTATCCCCATCATTTCCGAGGCAACCATGCCCATCCCCGACGGCCAGGTCGTCCACCTTCGGATCCCCATCTCGCTCCACGCCCGCCTCGAACAAGCCGCGGAGGAGGACGGGCTTTCCCGAACCGCTGTCATCGTGGCGGCCCTATCCGCGTGGCTGGACCGGCGACGGCCACCGACGATGGAGGAGGAGATCGCCAGGGTGCGGGAGAGGTACGGGTACACCGGGGACAGGCTGGCGACGTGCCCCCGCGGGCTGGACGACTGTGGGGTGGTTTCGACGGAGGCCTGTCGGGGCTGCGAGCGATGACGGGTGTCGACCTCGCCGCCGTCCTCCGCACGATTCAGACGGGCGCGGCGCAGATCCGCGAGAAGAGGCTGCGGGAGGAGTTCAAGTTCTTTGCCCGCCAGTTCTGGCCGCTCTATGTCCCGACGGCGCCTGTCCCGACGTGGTGTTGGTTCCATGACGCCATTTGCGATGAGATCCAGGCGCTGTTCACCGAGGCCGACCGGCGCCGCGCCATTGTCGAGCGCGTAACCCGGGAGGTCTGGAACCCGACGCAAGCGGGCATCCGGATCCGGAACGCCATCAACGGGCACTGCCGGGATGAAGCCGTCGAACCCCTCACCCTCGTTATCGAGGTGGGCCCGCGCACCTCAAAGTCGTCCATCGTCCAACGGGCGCTTCCCGCTTGGCGCTGGTTGAAACGACCGCAGGAGCAGTTCCTCACGCTCTCGTGCGTCGGCAAGCTCGTTGAACGCGACGGCATCTACCTCCGCGATTTCATCGGCACGGACGATTACCGGGCCTTGGTCGCCGGCGAGTGGGAACTGCGCCAAGACCAGAACGCCAAGAGCAAGTTCGATACGACCCTTGGCGGCACCCGTCAGGGCTACGGCATCGACACGAGCTATACCGGGGTAGACGCCGACGTTCGGGTGATTGATGATCCCCACGACCTCGAGGACTTCATGAACCGCCCGCCGGAGTCCATCACACGCGCGGCCGAAGAGGTGGTGGGGACGTACCGGGACAAGATTCAGGATCGGGCGAATAACCGGCTCTTCGTGATCACCATCGTCATCATGCAGCGGGTCGCCGAGAACGACCTGGCCGCGTACCTCCTCCGGAAGGGCGCTCGCTCGGTCTGCCTCCCGACGCTCTACGACCCAGATCACCCCAGGCGCTACCACAAGGATCCGCGTACCACCCCGGGCCAACCCCTTGACCCCATCCGCAAGCCCGCGGCGGAGATGGAGGCGCTACGGGTTGAGTCTCCATGGTGGTTTGAGGCCAAAGAGCAGCAGAACCCGAGTCCCCACACGGGCGGGGGGCTGTCCCGGGAGAACTTCGCGGTCCGGTACAAGGGGGATCCGCTCGCTCTACTCGGGACCATGGATGCCCTGTGGATTACCTCCGACTCCGCCGTCAAGGGAGGCGAGGGGAATGACTACCACGCCATCCATGTGATCGGCATCAAGGGGACGCTGTGGCACTACTTCGACCGGTTGACGGACAAGATGACGCCGACGACGTACGACCAGACGATGGACGGGCTCTTTGACCGGTGGCAACCGCTTTGCCATCGGGCCCGCGTGCCTTTGAACTTCCTCGTCGAAGACACCGCGAACGGCGCCCATTGGCGTTCAACGAGGCACGGCCGGATTCCCAATCTATTCCCGTTTCTGCCGTCCATGACGCCTGGCAAGGACAAGAGCAAGCCAGTCCGGTGGGGGTACTTCGTGCGCGCGGCCATCGCAGGTCAGGTCCTGCTTCCCGAGCATGCCCCGTGGGTAGAAGACCTCCTATCGTGGTGGCTCGCCGGGCTCCGTGCCGCGCACGACGACGACGCGGACGCGGCTTCGCAGCTAGCCGTGTGGTTTGAGGCGCATCCCGCGTGCGTTCTGGATTTCTCGGGTGCGGGGGAGGATGACTTTGAGGAAGAGGAGGATTGAGGCCATGAAAGACACGCTCCAAGCCGTCGCCTTCGTCGCCGTGTACCTCGTGCTGTTGGCCGTCGCCTTTGTGTCCATGGGCCCTTCCGACCCGCCAGCCGTGGCATCGGTGGTGGTTCGTGGGGTTGTGCGCTGACACTTTGTCAGCCAAGTTGACAGGATGACTTGACAGGCGCTCCGTGCCGTGACAACGTGTCACCCATGGACGGCCGCGCATGAGTTTCTGGACTTCCCTCCTCCGCTCGCTCGGACTGGGGAAAGCCGCGCCCATAGTGCCCGTCCCAACCGTTGACTTGGGGCTCGACTTCGACGGGGGAGGATGGGGCCAGGTTCCGGCCTACAACCCGGAAGCACCGGCCGCCGCAGCCGAGTCCTACCCGTGGGTCTACGCCGCCGCGACCCGACGAAGTGCCGCCGCCGCCTCGTTGCCGGTGGAGGTCTACCGCCTCGTGAACGGGGAACGGGTCGTCCTACAAGAGCATTGGTTGTACGACCTCCTGGAGTACCCGGCGACGGTGGCATCTGGCACCATGGACGGCACGTTGTTCCGGCGGGAGATGTGGTGTGACCTCGACCTGTCGGGTCAAGCGTACGCTTTGATCGTCGGCAAGCCGGGACCCGGGTGCTCCCTGCAACGTCTCCACCCGGCACGCGTCCGGGAGATGACGGACAAAACCGGGCTAATCTCCTACCAGTACGACGCGGGCGGGATGCCCATCGTCTACCAGACCTCGCAGGTGCTCCGCGTCCGTCGCCCCGCCATGGGGGACGACCCCAACCAATTCTTCCACGGGGTCGGGGCCATCCAGCCCCTTGATACCGTGCTCACGCTCGAATGGCAGGCGCTGAACCGGGCCAAGAAGGCGAGCAAGTCGGGGCGCCCCGCGGTCCTCGTCACCCCGGACGGGTTCCAGATCCCCGAAGCCTCGAAGCGCCGGGAGCTTGCCCAGTCCATGAGCGGGGACATGGCCAAGTATGACGTGATGGTCGCGTCGGGCTCCGTCAAAATCGAGCCGCTTGGGTGGGATCAACAGGAGTTGGAGTTCGCGAAGGGGCTCGACTACTCCCGACAGGCCACCCTTGCCACCCTCCAGACCCCGCCTGTAGAGCTCGGGTTGGAGACCGCCAACTACGCCACCGCCAAGGAGCAGTCGGCCCGTTTTTGGGCAGGCATCGCGGCGGACCTCCCCATGGTGGACGGGGCGTTCTGGACCCGCCTTCTCCGTCTGGCGGGGGAACGTGACACCTACGCCCGCACCTCGACCGAGGGGATCAAGGAACTGGCGACCTGGCGCACCGAAGCATGGACCCGGGTTCAGACCGCCGTGTTCTCCGGGGTGCCCGTGGAAGTGGCGCTGGAATCCGAAGGGCTCACCGACGTTGCGGAGCGCATGAAGGCGGCGGCCATCGCTGCCCCCGTGACGACTCCGGCCACGTCCGAAGAACAGGCCCGTGCGTCCGAAGCATCCGCCGCGTGGTGGGGCGGGGTGTCCGCCGTCCTCCGTGGTGAGGAGACTCCCGAGGTCAGGGAGGCCAAGCGCGCCGACAGGTGGACCGGGTACATCAAGGCGGTTCACGCGCCGTCCGAACGCGGGCTACAGCTCGCCGTCTCCCGGTACCTCCGAGCATCGGCACAGCGGGCCGCCTCGAAGCTTCCCGCCGTCTGGCCTAACCAGACCGAGACCCGCCGGGCGCCCACCTTGCTTACCAAGGAATCGTCTGCCCTCGTTGACCAGATCCTTGACGCCATCTTCTCCCAGGTGGCGGAGCGTGCCGACCTCGACGCCTCGACCCGCAAGGCGTCCTCCGACACCTTCCGACGGGCGTTCATGCAGGCGCTCGCGGAGATTCAGGAGGGCGGCGCCGACATTCCGCCGTCCCAGGTGGACGACCTCGTGGATGCCGTCATCGGTGAAAAGCTGGTACCCTACCCGCTGCCTGGCGACACCCTGACGGCGGTGACGGACACCACGTACCGGCGCCTTCGGGAGATCGTGTCTGCGGGGCTGGCGGAAGGCGACACGATTGCTCAAATGCAGTCCAGGTTGATCCTTGACCAGGGGTTCTCCGCCTCCCGTGCGCTGAACATCGCCCGCACGGAGACGACCCGGGCCGTGTCCGCTGGTCAGGTCTCCGCCGCCGACAACACCGAAGACCGCTTTGGGGTGGTCCTTGAGCGGGAGTGGCTGTCGGCACGCGACTCCGCAAGCCGTCCGGAGCACTACGCCTTGGACGGCCAGCGGGTGGACCGGGGCCAGTCGTTTCGGATCCCCCCAGCTGGCAACGGGCGCACCTCGTCTCCCGAGTTCGTGGGAATGACGGCGCTTGCCCCGGGTGGTTTCGGGCATCCGGCGCAAGATTGTGGTTGCAGGTGTACCGTCGCCTTCGTCGTCAAGGAAGCAGCCAAGGAGGTTGCCGCATGAGTGGACGTTCCATCAGCCGAAAGAACGCGGACATCCTGAAGGGGTGCCGTGACCGCCTGGAGGACGTCCGCCGCGGGGTAGACGACCTCCTGTCGCAAGCCGTGATCGTGGAAGACGACCCGGCGACGGATCCCGAGGTGGTGGAGGACGGGGCGTCTCCCTCTGGCGTGGAGACGAAGCAGGCGCCATCCCGGGCCGTCGCCATGGGTGTGCTGCTCCGGGAGATGCCCGAAGGCTTCACCCGGATCCTGGATGACTCCCTGGTGTTCGTCGCGTCCGAACCCGTCTCCGACCGTGTGCGGGAGGTCCTCCTGCCGTTCTGGAAGCTCGACAACTACCTGGCGAACCCCATTTTCCTTTGGGGCCACGATTGGTCGTTACTCCCCATCGGCCGGGCCGTACAGGTCGCAGTCGTCGGCGGGAAGCTGATGGCCGAGATCGAGTTCGACCCGAACGACCCGCAAGCCCTGGCCGTCCGCCAGAAATTCGAGACGGGCTATCTGAACGCAGTCTCTGTCGGCTACCGACCGGGCGTCAAGGTCTGGCGTGCCAGGCTCAGCAAGGATGACACCTACTATGCCGATGACGGATACATCGTGGGCTCCGAGGAACAGCCGAACGAGCTGCTTGAGATTTCGGCCGTCACGGTGCCAGCCCTCCCGTCCGCCCTTGCCCAGCGCGGGGTGGACTCCATCGTTTCCGAGGTCAAGGCGCTTGTCGCTCGTGACCCCGGGTTCCTGTCCGTCCTCCGGGCATCCGTGCCCGGACTCCAGGAGACCGACCCACCGGCGGCGGGCTCCGATGTTCCACCCACCCCGGAGCACGGGGATAGCGCCGGTTCCTGGTTCGACAACTTCTGCAAGGAGTACAACAATGCCTGATCTCACCCCCGAAACCGCCGCCGCCAAGATCCTGGAGTACGAAAGCCGGATCAAGGCCCTGGAAGAGAAGGACCGCGAAGCCATGGAGCGGCACGCCCGTTCCGTGCAGGATGCGGGCCTCAAGGACAACCGCCTGGCCAAGTACGCCCTTCCCTCCCTCGCGGAGAAGGCGACCGGCCCGGCCAAGCGCCAGTTCGCGGAGAAGATCCTCATCAAGGGCCTCAACGTCGGCTACGACGGGAGCCCCACCGGCGACACCTGGGAGCGGGCCGACGCACGCCCGACCCTGTGGGTTCCCGGCTACATCGACGATACCAAGGCGACCGACCCCACGCAGATCGCCATCCAGGACCACCTGGGCGTGCGGGCCATGCTCCGTTCGGTCCAGGCGGCCCGGGGCGTGCGAGAAGACGAGATCGCGACTCCCCTCCTGGACGCCAAGATCCGCCTGCTCATGGAAGGCGCCCCGGAGATCGTCCGAAAGGCGTTCATCGACTCCTCCGGCGTCGGCGGCGAGTGGATGCCGACCAATACCATCGCTGGCCTGGAGCGGGCCGCCGAACTGCTGTACCAGCGGTCCCTCGCCGGGTTCTTCCCCACCGTGGACGTGGAACGGAACGTCACCGTGCCGCTCATGGTGACCGCGGCGGTTCCCTACATCCACGGTGTCACGGGCGATGACGCGAGCCGGTACGCCTCCTCCAACGTCGGCACCTCCAGCATGACCACGGCCCTGAAGACCCTGGCCGTCCGCGTGCAGGCGGGTGAGGACGACCTGGAGGAGTCCATCGTTACCAACAGCCCGCAGATCCTCCTGGACGGGCTGGCCTACTCCCTCATGTCGGCCATCGAAGACGCCATCATCAACGGCGACACCACGTCCACCCACGCCGACACCGGGATCGCGACCTGGAACCCCAACTCCATCTACTACGCCGCCCCGGGTGGCGGCGCGACGGACCACCGCCGGGCATGGATCGGGCTCCGACACCACGCGGGCGACGTCTCCAACACCGTGGACCGCTCCACCTACACCTACGCCCTGACCCTCGCCGACATCGCGACGGTGGTTGGCCCGCCAGAGGGGATCGTCGGCGTCTTCAGTCATCGTGGGTTCGCGTACAACGTCGCCGGGCTCTCGCAGTTCGCGACCCGTGACGTGTTCGCCCAGGCGACCAACACCAGCGGGTCGACCGGGGTGCTGGAAGCGATGGGCATCAAGATCCACCGCTCCCGCCTCATGACCGACGACCTCAACGCCTCCGGCGTGTACGATGCCTCCACCACGTCCTACACCGGCGCCGTCTTCGTCAACGCGATGCTCTGGCGGATCTTCCGCCGGTACGGGATCCGGGCCCAGGCCGTCCGCACCGACCCCAACGGCGTGATCAACCTCGTCGCCAAGACCCGGATGGACTTCAAGCCCATCCGCTCCACCGAGCTCTCCACCCGGTACCAGTACAAGCTGGGCCGGTAGTCCGCCCCGGGGGCCAACCTCCGCACCTCGGGTTGGCCCCCACTTCCCCTTTCCCTTCCCCCTTTCGAGACAGGAGATCCCAATGGAATACGTCACCCAGACCATCGACTTCGTGCAGGCGTCCGCCGCCGCCGAAGACCGCTACGTCAACCCTCCCGGCCGCGCGGGCGAGGAATGGGAGCTGGACACCACGGCCTATTTCTGCCCGGCCACCTCGGTCAGTGCGAATGACACGAACTACGTGACCGCCAAGCTGGTGAAGAACAGCACCGACCTGACCGGCGCCACCTTCAATACCAAGGTGACGGGCGGCGCGGCCCTGGCGGCGGGCACGAACACCACGATGACGCTCACCGACGGCGTGGGCACCCGCCAGTTCACCACGGGCACCGACGTTCTCAAGATCAACATCGCCATCGGTGGTTCGGGCGCCGTCTGTGACGGCTCGTTCCACCTCGTCTGGCATCGCGTGTACTGATGAGGGTCCGCATGACCGCACCGCACCCGGCCAGGGCCGACGGGACCTATGAGGGCCACACCGGTACCTGGCGGGTCGGTGCTGTCATGGACCTTCCCGACGGCGACGGCGCGGCGCTGGTGCTCTCGTGGCCCGACTTCTTCGCGGAGGTGCTGTCCGCCGTGGAGGAGCACGGGTCACGGGTGCCCGATGCGCTAACCGGCCCGTCGGGCCCGCCTGCTGATAGGATGCTTCGACCCACGCGCCGTAAGGTGTCCTGATGGCCATTCTCTCCGCTTCCGAGCTGCGAACCCGGTACCTCCCGAACCTCACCGGAACGGGGGACGATACGTACCTGGGGACGCTCTGCACGGTGGCGGAGACCGCGTGCGCTCGGTGGTGCGGGGTTCCGTCCGCCGATGGGACGGCGGAGCCCGTGTTCTCTTCGACCTCCTACACCCTCTACGGCCCGGACGCGGATGACGGGGTACGCACGTCACCCGACGGGACCATGGTGTATCTCTACCCCCGGCCCGTGTCCTCCGTGACCTCGCTCTATGAGGACGGGGATGAACTCTACACGTCGGCCGAACTGGTGTCCTCCTCCGATTACACCGTCTATACCTGGGGAATCAGGCTCAAACCTACGGGCGGGACTCCGGAGCTTGACCTATCGTTGGGGCCCCGCTCCCTGAAGGTCGTTTTCGTCGCCGGGTACTCCACCGTGCCCGATGCGCTCAAGCAGGCGGTGGGCGCCATGGCCAAGCACCTGTGGTTCATGCGCCACCATTCCGGCGTCTCCTCCGTCTCCGAGGGCGGGGAGTCGGCGTCGGTGGAACAGGAGATCCCGGAGCACGTCCAGGACTTGCTACGACCCTTCCGCCATTCTACGGCGCTGGGGTAGCCAATGCCGATGACCCTTGACCAGCTTGCGGGGCGACTCGAAGCGATGGCAGCGGGCGGACTCCGCAAGGCCATCCTTCCGGTACTCGTCGGCGGGGCTCAAGAGGTCCAGCGGGCCGCCAAGATGAATGTGCGTTCCGGCTCGGGTCTTCACGTTCGGTCCGGTCGCCTGTGGCAGTCCATCACGGCCAATGTGGAGATGGATGAGGGAGCCCTTGCCATCGTCGCCCGCGCGGGTGGTACCGGTGGGCGCGGCATGGTGCGGTACGCCAGGATGCAGGAACAAGGCGGCATCCAGAAACCGAGTACCCCAGGGATCAAGTACCTCCGGATCCCCATCCCCGGTGGGCCGGCGCTTACCAACGCGGGCCTTGACCGCTACCCGCCTCCCCTCCGACAGACCGCACCTCCGGGGTTCTTCAGGGTCCATAAGTCCGAAGCTGGGAACCTCCTCCTTGTCCATGACAAGATCACCCGTGGCGGAAAGCCGAAGATGGAGCTTTGGTACGTCCTCCGGCGCTCCGTCACGATTCCGGCCCGCCCCTACCTCCGGCCCGCCCTTGAGGCGACGGCGAAGACTCTCCCCGGCGAGATCGGGAAGGCCATCGTCACCGCCATCACGAAGGGGGCTTGATGCCGACCCGTATCACCCTGGCATCCGTCCGGGCGGCGCTCGCTACCTACCTCGCCAGCATCAATGGAGCGGGAGGGGGGTACACCTACACCCTGTCAGCCACCGACCAGATCAAGGCGGGGCTCGTTGCGGAACCCTGGCTCGGGTCCACCGCTTGCCTGTGCTACGGGCTGGAGAAAGAGGGACGGACGAAGCAGGGGACGCCGCTCACCGTCCACAACCGGGCCGCCGTCTTCAAGTTGAACGCTTGGGCCTCGACCACGGCCACCGACGCGGCGACCCGGCATGACGCGGCGGTCAAGCTGTATGAGGACGTGTGCATCCTTTTCAGCACGTCGGCAAGCCGCACGCTCGGGATAACCGGCGTGTGGGATGTGGACGTCCAGTTGGACGGGACCGGGAACATCGACCAGACCGACACGGGGAGCCTTCCGGCCGTGGCCATGACCTTGACGGTGTACTACCGGGAGTTGACCTCATGAGGGCGCGTCAATGAGCTGGTACAACGAGAACTACAAGGCAAGGTGGCCCATCTCGGTTGATCAGTCGGCGTGGTCATCCGGGGCGACGGATATCCAGGTCGTCATCCCGCCTTCGATGGACATATTTTGGGACACGGTGGAAATCACCGGGCACGACGTCCGGTTCACGGCGGCGGACGGGACAACCGAACTGACCTTCAAGCGGTCCACCTGGAACTACGCCAGCAAGGCGGCGATTTTCGAGATTGACGCCATCACGCCGACCCAGGCATGCCAGCAACTCCTTTGGTTGTACTGGGACTATGCGTCCGCCACGGACGGCGCGACGACTCCGACCATCACGTCTCCCGTCACCGGGCGCCTTCACATCCTCGGACCCGTTTTCCCCATCGCCAAGATTCAGGAAGAGACCGCCGCCCAGCAACGGCCCAACTTCGCCTTTCCCGTGGACACCGGGTCGACCCGAACGTTCTGGTTCAACCTCGACCGCATCCTGTCCCGCCGGGCGTTCCTGTCGGAAGGGCTGGACTACGGTGAAGAGATCTCCGAGGTGGTGGCGAGCGTCGTTTCAACGGCAGACTCCGCCGTCGCATCCGCCATCCTCCAGAGCAATACCCGGTTCACCGGGCGCGGCGGGCGCCTCGTCGGCGTCAAGGTGGACGGGTCGAAGCTCACTGACGGCACGAACTACGCGATCAAGCTCGTTGTCACCACAGCGGGCCCCAACTCCTACACGAACACGCACGTCATCCGGTCGGGCTTGTACTGCCAGAACGTGCGTCCGAGGACATAGACCATGCCTACCTCATCCTATCGTGGTACCGGAACGCGGATCGGCCTCGGAAAAGAGGCTTCGTTCGGTAGCATCCAGGCCCGCGCGAACTGGCACCACTTCATCAGCGGTGGCATCCAGGAGGAGCACGTCTTCACCCCGCGCCCCTACCTGGCGCTGGCTGGGTCGGCGCTCATTCCAACCACGGATTCGCCCATCGAGACGGCGATCAAGGTCACGGGCTCGCTCACGGTTCCCCTCCGGTATACGGGCATGGGGCTTCTTTTCGAGGCCATCCTGGGGACGGTGGCGGAAGGCGGGGGCGGCGGACCGAGCTACACCCACACATTCACCCTCACCGACCCGGACTCCCTGCCGACGCTCACCCTGGAGAATATCCGGGGTGACTCCGGGTACTCCGAGATTTTCCTGGGTGTCTGCCCGACCCGGGCGATCCTGTCGGTGTCCGCGATGCAACTCGGGACGTTGCAGGTCGATTTCATCGGGGAGAAGGCGAGCGCGGCCCGCAACACGGCCGGGACTCCTACCGACGGCGACCTGAACGAGCTGATCGGGCACCAGGCCGGGACCATCGGCTGGAACAGCCTCACGCTTCACGCCAAGTCCATCCGCGTGGAGATTGACCGGGCGCTGGCGGCCCGGGAGTTCCTGGGGAGCAAGTACACCCTTCAGCCCCGCGCGACCGGGCTCGGGTCCGTCAAGGTCGTCGCGACGTTCGACGTGAACGACTCGTTTTACACCGCCTATCTCGCCGGAACCAAGAGCGACCTGACGATCACCATCACGGGGACAAGCCCGGAAGTCATCGCCATCAACGCGCAGAACTGCATGATCACCGCCTACTCCGACCCGATGAAAGACCAGGGCATCCAGGAGGTAGAGGTGGAGTGGACGGTCTACCAGGACGCGGCTCTCGTGACCGCCCCCCTGACCATCACGGTTACCAACTCGGACGCGACCTACGATGTCAACTAACCCAGCCGTCCTTGACCCGTTGTCCGCCATGGCTGGCGCGTCCATCCTGGAGATCCGGACGGGTGACATGGAATGGCGCTGCCGGTCGCTCGACCCGGTGACGGCGGCCGATGCGGGCATGCTGTGGCAGGGGGCGCTGTCGGTGCTGACCTCGCAAGCGGACATGTCCGAGTACGAAGACCGGGTGCGGGAAGCGGCCCGGCACGGCGACGACGACGCGCTCCGGAAGGCTCTCGGTGCGTACCATGGCGCGAAGCTCATCGCGGACCGTGGCAAACTGGACGACACGAAGGCGGCGGACCTCGAAGCCCGGGTGCTTCTTGCGTGTGTCCAGGCCATCCGGGTGGTTCGGGAGGAAGGCGACGTGCGGGAGGTTTCCGCGTGGTCCGATTGCCGCCTGGTGCGGGAGCAGTCGCAACAGGATCCGAAGGCCGGGCGTCTGTGGGTGTGGGCGATTCCCGCCGACACCCGTTCCGCCCTTCTCGCCGGTATCATGGACGGATTCCAAAGGGCCAAGGAGGCCCTCCGCCCCTTTCGCCCGCGACCGACGCGCGCTTCTCGGGCTCGACCGGTTGGCCAGGAGGTACCAGACCATGCCCCATCGCCTGTTGAGCCTGCCAGATGATCCGTGGGTCGTCTTGGGACTCGCCGTAGCCTGCCAGGCGGAAGGGGAGGACTACCTACACGGCATCCTCCAGAGGAACAAGGGCGGGATTCAACCCACCTGGGAGATCGGATAGATGGCCGTCACGAGCGATACCCTGGAACTCGCCCTCCGTGTAATGGAGGGTGACAGCGCGTCGAAGCTCAAGGCGACGGCGCAAGCGGCCAGGGACGCTCAATCGGGGCTTACCGGCTACAACACGCAGATCGCGACGGCGGGCAAGGCGACGACCGACACGACGGCGCAAGTGGGCCGGGCATCCGCCACCCTGGTGCGCCTCGGTGGCGCTCTCCAGGTCGTCAACCCGGCGCTCGGGTCGGTGGTGGGCGGCATCACGGAAGCGACCAACGCCTTTTCGGCGTTGGGGGTGGCCGGGTCTTCGTTTATGGCCATCGCGGCGCCGGTTGCCATCGCGATAGCCGCCCTTGGCGCGGCTCACCGAAAGCTGGCGAAAGATGCCGAAGAGGCGGCCAAGCGCCAGAGGGAGGCGGCGGAAGCGGCGGCCAAGATGCGCGAAATAACGATGACTTTGGAGCAGAAGCGGGAGACCGCAGCGCTCCGGGCGGCGGTGGTGGAGGGTACGCTTTCGCCCGATGTGGTGAAAGCCCGGGAGGCGCAACTTCAGGCGGAGGCCGACTTTGCGGGGGCGGTGGCGGAGGAGAAAGCCAAGCAGGCGAAGGCTGAAGAGGCCATCGCGGCGGCCCGTGCGGCGCAGGCGGAGGGGATCCCGACTTCCGAATCGGCCGAAGCCATAAAGAACGCGACTGTGCAGTATGAAGCGGCACAACGGGCGATTGAGGAATACGACAGGCAGACCGCTATCCATGCGGCCAACCTCCTGACCGCGTCCACCGCCACGAAGACGAGCACGAAGGAAACCGGAAAGCATACGGAGGTTTTGGAGGAAGACGTCAAGGTCACAGAAAAGGAGGTCTCCGCATGGGGCGACTTCGGCGACAACCTTGCCCGCGTGGCGGAGATCCGTTCCGGGATGAACTCCGACCAGTTGACGGAGGAGCAGCGGATCACGCAGACGTACCGGGAGCAGTTCCGGATCCTTGACGAGATCGAACGGGAAATGCGGCGTCAAGGGGCGGACGAGGAATCGCTTGCCGAGGTTACGGCGGCTCGCCTTGCCACTCAACAACGGTACATGCGGGAACTCGCCAAGATCGAGGCGGAGCGGCTTGGGACGGAGCAGGAAATCCTTGAGACGAAAAAGGATGAGTTCAAGGTAGCCGACGAACAGGCCGCCCTTGCCGCACAGGAGCGAGCCGACCGGATCGCTGGGACCATCGGCACGGTGGGCGGCATCGTGGCGGGCAACGCGGGAGCCTTGTACGGGGCCATTGGTTCGGCCGGGCCATGGGGCGCGATCATCTCCGCGATCCTGTCGGCGGTGACCATGCTCGGGGACAAGGGGGCGGAAGGGGTCCAGGCGGGTTGGCAGGACTTGAATGACGACCTCGTGAACGGCATCCGGGAGCTTCCGACCATCCTCGCGGACGTCCTCCCGGAGATGTCGATTCAGATTACGGAAGGGTTCACCGACGCGGTTATCTCGAACCTCCCGGCGATCATCGAGGGGCTTATCGAGGGGATTCTTGACGCATCGAACCAGTTGACGATGGACCTTCCTGACATCATCGTCAACGCGATCATCAAGGCCATCCAGAGCCTTGGAAGCATGGAAGGCATGTGGGACAGCCTCCCGGATGATGGGTCGGGGTGGGCCGACCTCCTGACGGGCGGGTGGTCCTCGCTGTTCGGGTTCGCCTCCGGGACGGACTATGTGCCCAAAGACGGGATCTACATGCTCCACGCCGGGGAGAAGGTGACACCCCCGGGCGGCGCGGCCCGTGGTGGCAACCCCAACGATGTAGGGGCGACGATGGGCCGGGGTGGCGGCGGGGTGACGATCAATATCACGGGGGTTGTGGGTCCTGACGTCCTCGCCGAACTGAACCGCCAGATGAAGATTTACTCCGACGCGGGGATGTTCTAACCATGG